GAATAGAAGCGGACATAAATCCGGTCGCTTCACCCATGCCCAGCCCACCTGCCGTCGCCAAGTCCAAGCTGTCTTGAACTGCGTCAAGAGACTCTTTTACGCTAAAGCCCGCCCTCGCAAGCCGTAACATGCCGTCAGCAGCTTCGGTGGCGGTAAATCTCGTTACAGCGCCCAAATGCCTGGCTTTGTTTGTTAGTACCTCAAATTCTTGAGCGGTTGCGCCCGTGACTTTTTTCACAAGCGTCATTTTTTCTTCAAAGTCAGCTAATGTTTTGACCGCCATCATTGTGGCGGCGACAATTATCATTGTGGACGCTTTGAACGATGCCGCTCCTGCTGCTGCCCCCCTGGAGTCAATTAAAAGCCTAAGACTTGCTGCGGATACTGCCATTTTTTCCTTGTTGTTTTTGTTCCTGTTCTTCCCTCACATAGCGTAAAAACACAACGTCAAGGGCGGTTATGGCTTCATAATACCTCGTTTTAGCGTCAATATCTTCAACCCCGTTAATCGACAAGTAAGCGGCGATGTCTGACACGGTAATTGACATTCCCCCATTAGCACTTTGCCGGCGTGAGGCGTTTAGCATGAAAAAAGCGTTCCAATAAGGCACTACATCACGATACAAAACAGGCTCTTTTGTGCCTACTTCGCTTCCTTTGCGCTTCGACGCCGCAGTTAATCGTGCTTGGAACTGACTATATCGTAAATGCCAATCCAAGCACGATGCTAGTTTTTTGCGCCTTCGTCCTCTACTTTCCGCCGATAATTGGCTTGCTCGTTGCTTTGAATTAGAACGAATTTGTACAAATCACGAAATCCATCATCTTCCAAAAACTCCAGCGCTCGCTTGGCGGAATACTTTAAAGGGTTGCCGTCGTCGTCGTCGATGTTTTTCCAACCCAACAAAATGGTTTTGGCTATAGCTTTTTTGAGCATTGCTTCTGTATGCTCCGGGTCATCGCTGTTCCTCATTTTTTCCAACACGTCTGGTGAAACACGTTGCATGAATGAGTCAAAGTTTTTGTTTCCGGAGCGGGCGATGAGCAATTTTACTCCGTATTCCCACTCTACCCAAACGCCGTTGTTTTCCGCAGTTGCATCGGACTTGATTAGTGATAGTTTTACCATTTTGTGCTAATGTGAATTAAAGGACAGACAACAGTTTAGTTGTTTGCCCTTTAATTATCTAGTAAAACCTCAGATTAAATCGCGTGGTGCGCAATTTTTAGCGTATGACCCGCCGCGAGCGCTTGCCCGTCGTATATCGCCTGGAAGGACATTTCCGCGATAATGTCTTGGTTTCTGCCACCAGCAACTCGCTGACCGTCGGTAAACCGGACATTAGGCATGTCAAAAATGTATGCGTTGCCGACACCTTCAGAAGTAGCTTCGTCCGAAATACATATTGATAGCGCTGTGGCAGTTTGGTTCAAAAACTTGTCAAACAAAGTTGCGTTTTCAAAGTATGCTTGCAAAGTGCCTGTTACAACGAAATCTCCGTGCTTTAGCCCACTAGCACCAAAAGTGCCTAACTTGTACTGTTGGCGGATACCGTTAGAAATATTCATAGTGAACCCTAAAACGTCCATATCGACGTGAGCGCCAGCCCCTGTCCCTTCACGCACGAATTGCACCCCGTTGATTGATGTCATTTCTGCCGTGGTATCGGCAACATTATCAACATCTTCAACCGCCGCATCTGATGTCGCTGTTACGCCGATGACCGTTGTATTCATTTTCACGGTGTCTTGCCCACTTGCGTCAATGTCAATGGAGTCAATGGCACACCCAGTAAAGTGTTCGCCAATGCCATTCGCCGCTTTTGTATAGCAGCGTTGGAATGCAAGCGTTGTCAGCGTTTCCCGATTAACCATTTGACCCAGTTGGGTAATAGCTAAAGTCGGGCTACCTTCATTCGCGCCAATAGGCGAATTTACTGTAAAGTAACCGGGAGCTGATGACTCTACTTGCTTATAACCATTGCTGGCTGAGTCGGCCGCACCCGAAATATAAACCCATTCGCCAAGGGACGGCTCGTGGTCTAATGTCGCTGTGTATTTTCTGGTGGTTTGGTCGATTGCTACTGCCCCAGCTTCCACACTTGTTGGGCTGCTAAAAGCGCCAGTGCCAAGTGCATACTGGAACAACTTGTTAGCGCCCGTTGTGTCGTAATACAAAGACTGGTTAAAGCCACCGCTAACTGAACGGTCTGTTTTGGTCAAAGACGGAATATCGCGGTATCCACGAATTTCGGACGATGATGTAAGCGCCAAGTCTTGCTTAAAGCTTTCAGATAGAATGCGTAATTCATTCCAGTCCGCGCCAGAGCCTGGGTGCGTATTGAAAGTAACTTCTTCAGCGTATGCTAATTTTACTAAATTGGAGTCGGTCATGAGATTGTGTTAAGCGTCGTCTGTGTAAAAAGGAATGGTGACATTTGTTTGCCACCAAGAACCGTCGCGCCCTATTTGAGAAACTGACGGAGTGCGGAAAACAACTGTTGTCCCGCCGTAAGTGTGAGTTTGAGACTTGAACGCAGAAACGATTTCGTCACACAACTCTAGTACCATACTATCGCCACGACCCGCTAATCCAAAGACCGATGCTAAAGCTATTCCTTCTGTCCTAGCAGTCACCGAGCCAAGCTCGCGTATTTCGCTAAAAGCAGTGTCAATTTGGAATCTTACCCACATTGCGGAAGTGCCGCTATCGTGTTCGTCGAAGCCCACGTTGTCCCACGACACATCGTCTGAGCCAATGGCTGACGACGTATCAACTACCCCTGTAGTAAACTTATTTCGGATTGCATTGTGCATGGAAGAATACGACATTTTTTAAAAAAGTGATGTTAATCGCATTTGCGCTAGTAAATACAAGTGCGTTTTCGCCAGCATTTTGTGCGCTCTGATGCGACTAGAGCCTTCTTCTACATCGTATGAGTAGGAAACATTGTTCACAATCCATGCTTTGCGGTAACCAATAAAAGTTTTCGGGATTCTGTCAAGAACCATTGCCGGGTTACTTGCGTATTGCGGCCCGTACTTGCCGCGTGGAGAATCTGGTGGCTTATTCACATAAGCTAACCAGTTATATGCTAAATAGCCCGTATCTACCGGAGTTGCTTGGATAGCGAAAGCCAAGCCTTTCAAAAGCAGCGCACGCACATATTTGTCAACAATTGCGCCCGATTGAATCGGGGCATTGAAAGCCACCACTTTAGTGATAAATTGCTGTCGATTAGCCCATTTGGTCATTTTATGTACCGCTTTGTTGGGTTAAAATTATGTTGTAAGCGCAAATTTCATCTCCGCTATACAGTTTTTCTATTTCCACAGTCCTCCAGTCGCCACCGTCAAAAACAACGCGCATGCTAGGCTTTAGAAAGTCCAAAAATGGGGCGTCTAGGTTGAGTGCTGGCAGCGTTATTTCCACGTCGCCTGTTGTTTCAGCTAGGCCGCTTTCAAATCGACGGACATACCTTTTTGGCGGTGAAGCTTTGTATGCGTATGTGGCGGCTGTATCAGAAGGCAAGCTTATAGATGAAAATGCCCCACTGTTCGGGTCGTAAGTGCCCTGACCAGAAGAACCTAGCGCGTTCGCGTGGAACACATAGTTTTTGCCAAATGTTTGAACTGTGTCATACGCCGCTTGCCGCAAAGTGGTGTCTAGTGCTGTCATGCCCGATTAACCCTGCCACTAGGATTCACTATTTTTTTCATCATCAGCTCTATTTTTCTAAAGTGGGTATACATGGTTTTTACGCCAGCATACTTCTTTTCCGAAACGACACTGCCTACCGATGCAATTTCTCCGACAATGTTGCTGCCAGAAGCAACGTCGGCAATTAAGCCCGTGGTGTCGCCTGTTGTGGTAGATGGGCCGCTATCGGCTATATGCCTAAAAGCCATTTCCACGGTTGCTTGCGCTACCCGCTTTGGCACTTCATCAGCACCAACAGAAAAGCCGTCGCTGTCATATCCAACATTGCGCGGCCAAGACAAAGCTTGTGTTTCGGTAAGCTTCACCCCAATAAATCGCTCGCCCCATATTAAGTCTATGGTTTGCGTGCCTTCCACTAAGTAGTTTTCTTTCCCACTATCGCTCAGGCTCGTCCACGCGGAACTACTCCGAATGTAGTCGGACACATAGGAATCTGCGTTAGCCAAGCTAACATACGAGTTTGCTGTCGCTAACCC